GGCGATAGGGGCGCTTGGGCCGGGTGCGCACATGGTAAAGCCGATACTGCAAATTATGCGGGATGGGTCTTGCCTTGCGCGGGCGTGTGATGCGCCGTGCGATTGCTTTGGGTCTTGCCTGTTCGTTCATTTGGCATTCCACCTTTCTTATATAAAATGTATTTCTCAAAGCCGATTGGCCTTGAAACAAAATAAAAAAAGCGAGAATGACCGCAGGCAATGCCTGATGTCCACGGCAAACCGTGAACCACGATCATTCTCGCTATGGTTGGGCGTTCTCACCCAGTTATAAAAAAGAAAAGTGCCGGCAGCGTCCACCCGATACGGGCAGGACAAGGCTGCTAGCACGAATTACAAACTTAAACAACGTGTGCGCAAGGCACAAAAATCATTTACAGGTGGAGTATAGCATATTTATCGTTTTCTGTCAATGGACTTCCCTTGTGGGTAGGAAACGTATTCCGACTCTCGTACCTGTTGTCAAGAGGGTATTTTTCGCTGTTTTATAAACATAAAAGCCGCAAGAAATCTTTCTTGCAGCTCTTTTTATCGTATAACCG